GGGCATTATTAACCACTAGGAGGTAAGTTAATCTGCTATTGTATCCGGATCCTCGTCACTTCCACAATTAATACATCTTTTTTTCTCGTGGTCGTGCCATTCATCGTACCTAGTATCTTCTCCGCATGAACTACATTTATCCATTATTCATATCCTCTAATTCTTCTAGTTTACCTTCTTCATCGAACATATGCTCTTCTTCATGATTCTCGAAAGCATCTTGAAGTATATCGTCATAATCCATAATTTCTCCTTTTGTTAATAAACCTATCTTATCACAATGGCGCCTTCGGCGCCATTGTCAATATTGTCGCAGGTTAATTTATATATAAACATTGATTATCTTCATCAAATTTAAAATTGTCATCATCCAAACCCGCATGAGCTTTTTGAATAACTTCTCTTAAATTACTTTTATTAACTTCAATATATTCTCCATCATCTGGAGCATAGATCATAACCCATGCAAACACTTTTTTTGCTTTTTTAATTTTTTGTCCAATTGTCATTTTTACTCCTATTGTTAATAAACCTATCTTAGCACAATGGCCCCGAAGGGGCCATTGTCAATATTGTCGCAGTTATTTTGATAGTTGAAGCATTTGTTTTGGTATAGGCAAATTGATTTTTGCTTCAGCCATTTTTTCTTTTAGAGCCGTGACCGTTGTATTAATATCACCGCCAGTATTCAAAATAATTTTGCAAGCAGTTTTTATTTGTTTTAGTTCGTTATAAACTTTATTATCATCTCTAACAATTTTATAACACTCATCATAACACGCGGTTTTTAATTTATTATAAAAATATTCCGCGCCGTCTTCCCGACTATCCCAACTAAAACCGATATCCCAATTTCTAACCTTGGCAACTCGTTCAAGTTTGGTTTGGATCCTGTCGCCGATATCCTTAACCTTTTGATGAAGTTTCCGTTCCTGCTCATCCTTAGTTCTTATAAAAGAACGGTACTCATCATCTGCCTTTTGGAGATCCTTTAAGTCTTTTTCAACTCCCGATTGTTTCGGCATCAGGTCTTCTTTTTCTTCAGACATGGTTTGAGCGTCTTTATTTATTTCAGTTTCAATGATTTGTTTTTTAGTTGAAAACTCCTCATTGATAGTATTAGTCCAAAATTCTAACTCATTGGATCTAATTGGTTTCATTGTTGTCATTTTTACTCCTTTGTTAATGACCCATGATACCAGAAATCAGGGTCAGGGTACATTGTCAATATTGTCGCATCTAGTTTAGAATAATTCTAATGTAAAATTTATAAAGGTCTACTACTCCCGACCTCCCACCCCTATTATATCACGAAAAAAAAGAACCGTACATTTACAACATTGTCGCAGGTGTGACAGTATGCGCGTTGATGATGGTAGTTGAATTTGCTATAATGGATTTGTCTTTGACGGTAGGTGAGATTGTTATGGTTAACCCGCGCAAGTGTCTTTTTCCACTTACCTGAGACAGTCAGTAGTCGACAGTGGATTGGTCGGAGCCCTTTAATCCCGCTACTGATGGGATTGACCCAACGTCACACCGCATGTGCATGCCGTCTTCGTTGGGTACTGATCCCTGAACCGATCGTTATGTAAGGTTAAAACCTTCACCTGCGCAGGTTGTTCGGTTCTGGGATCAGTGGAAACATTGGTCAAGGATCTTTATCGTACGCTTTTTAGCTTTGATCGATACTAGATTTTGTTTTTTAATTAACATGGGACAGTACTTCATTAGAAGTGCTGATCCCTGGTCTAATAGGTTGGGTTGAACTACCCAAAATCGAGTTCACCTATTAGACCTGGGATCAGTTGCGATCAAGGAAACCTGGATAAGAAGCAGATGTCTTAGGACAGCTGAACCGCGCCAGGATTGATCTATGTTCCTTGTTGTTGGAGGGCATCAAGCGTCAAGCTTGATGCCTTTTTTTTGTGAGCCCCAAGCGACAAGCGGCTGCGACATTTTGTCGCATGACAATTTGTACAGTTGACTCAAACATCAGGAACCCTGCGACATTTTGGATAGGATATTTTTGAAATTAAATATGCATAATTATAAAAAACAACAAAAGGTAGAAAGTTATGAATATAAAAGAAGCATTAAAAATTACAGATAGCTTTACTCGAACGAGTAAAATGCCTGGCCTATCTTACAGCCTGCCAGCGTGGGAATGTAAAACAGGATGGAAATTAGCTCAAGTACCAGGGACGCCCTGCTTCAGCTGTTACGCTAAAAAAGGAAATTACACGCGTTACCCTGCAATCAAAAAAGCTCAATATAGAAGATTGAAAGCAATTGATCACCCGCTATGGGTCGAAGCAATGGCCACAAAAATAAAAAACCAAAAATGGTTCAGGTGGCATGATGCAGGCGATGTTCAATCAAAAGAGCATATGGAAAAAATTTTGAAAGTTTGCAGGTTGACACCAAATACTAAACACTGGTTACCAACTCAGGAAAGACAATTTTTACCAGATCCAAAAGACGTTCCCGAAAATTTGGTTATACGTTTATCTAGATCAAAAATTGACGGGTCACCTTCTAGCGCCTGGTCTCATGAAAGTGGCGTCACTACTACAGAGAATAGAACTTGCCCCGCGCCTGATCAAAAGGGTCAATGTTTAGATTGTAGAAAATGCTGGGACAAAAGAGTTCAAACGGTAGTTTATGGCAAGCATTAGAAGTAAACATAATAATTTATTAAACTATTTTTTGTATGATGAGAAATTACTTTCAAAAGCATATGTTAGAAAGTGCAAAAAATTTTTAAATAATTTAAATCAAAAATGCCCTGAGGCGCCTAAAGGTTGCGCGCCTCATAGCTACGCAACACCAGGATATTATAGAAAATGACAGACAAAGTTAATTTATATATTTACAGAGTAAACAACGGATCCAAACGAATTAAGAAAATTAAATTGAGTAAATTCATCAAGGGTGTAAACCAGGAATTATTTACTAAAAAATTTTTTGTAAATCGTAAAGAAGCAGAAGAGGACATAAAGAAAAATGGCTCATGAATTTAAACATCCTAAATACTACCAGGAGTTGAAAAAGAAATTAAAAAATCTGGGAGAGAAAGAGAAGGACGATGAAGCGTCAAGCGTCAAGCCACAAGCGTCAAGCAACAAGCGACCCGAGACTGAGCAAGACAGCGATCAGGATTCATGAATCCTGGGCAGTGAAGAATGGGTACCAAGCGGCAAGCAGCTGCGACATTTTGTCGCAGGACAATTTGCCTGTTTACAAAGCGTCAAGCATCAAGCAACAAGCGTGATAACCAACGGCCCTGGGTTCCAGGGCCAGGCCACAAGCAACAAGCTCCCGGATTCTTTTTCCTTCATAAAGTTTTGGAAGCTTAAGAGAGGCATCCAAAACTAGGATAAATGTATTCTCAGGATGTTTAATATGGAAGGCTATTTGGTGTGGAGAAAATGTTACTTTGTTTGTCTTTGTAACTTTTAATTCTAGAGTGAAAAAGTGCCCAGAATTATTATAGACCAATAGATCAGGAGTACCGGGAACACTAATATTCTCAAGTCTAATGAGCGAAAAATTTTTAAAATATTTTTTAATTTGTGCATAGAATTTGGTTTCAGGTTTCAAGTTAACAGGCTAACCTATTTTCTTTAAAACTTTACCCATATTCCATGTCTCGGCTTTAACTGTAAATACTAGTCTGTGTGACTCTCGAACTCCCAATAATTTATTTTCTAATAATTGTAAAGAGGTAATGTCATAATATTTGCCATCCGGCAAACATACTTGAACTCTTGCTTCACCTGCAACAGGTGACTTCAACATCTTATCTAAAACTTGTCTTAATAATTTTCCATTCATAACTTTTTTATGGCGCCCCAGTATCAATTGAGGGAGTAAGACTCAACTTCGTAAGCCGAACGCCATATTTTATAAATCAACCATTGTTAGGAAGAACCAGAATACTTGTGTTAAATATTAATTTACCCTAACAACAGTTGATATAATATGATTGTTATGCTAAAAGTCAATACAAGATAAATTATGTCGCAAAAAGAAAAAGGAAGAAAATGGGATGGTAAATCAAGAGTATCAAATGATTTATACCGTAAAAATTTTAACGAAATATTTGGAGTAAAAGAGAAATCTGTATCTGAATTACTACAAGAAGGATTTGAAGAGGAGCAAAATGGGAGTACCGAAGAGACTAACCAATCAGCAGATTAAATTTGCAAATTTATTAATAGCAGAACAAGGAAGAAAAACTGCTACACAATGCGCAATAGATGCTGGATATGCTAAAGACTCAGCTAGACAAGCAGCCAGTGTATTACAAAATCCAAAAAAATATCCATTAGTGGTACAATAT